TTGCTTTCATCGGGTGATACAACTAAACAAATCACTTTGATTGAAAATGCACTGCGCGTGCTTTTCGTGCCCGCCACACCCGGCGAGTACGATCTGCACGCGCTTATTTCCTGCGCGCTTGAAAAGGCAAATCTTTCCTATGTCCACGAGGCGAAAATTGCCCAAAGGTGCCGCGCGGATTTTATGGTAGGAAATATTTGCGTTGAAGTCAAAAAATCAAAGCCGGATCGGAACACGCTTCTCAAACAGGTGACAAGATATCTTTCATCCAGCGACGTTCACGGTCTTTTGGTTGTCTCGCAGAAAAATGTATCCTTGCCGAACACCATCATGAATAAACCCGTTCGGGTATTATCGCTTGACAAGCTCTGGGGGGTGTCGCTTCCGTGAATGAGTATCCAAAATACTTGGAGTCCCCGCCTGAGGACGCGCACACCTACGGAACGCTTTCCTACAACCGTAAAAGCAAATGCTGGACAATCAAGGGCGAGCCGTGCGTTACGGAGCTGGCCAAGCGCCTCTTCCCAGGCTGCGACGGACGCGGACGGGGCGTAGCGAGGTTCACGGCGCACGCAAGAATTGTGGGCGATCTCAACTGGTTAATGTTGAGATACCCTTTAAAAATCAAGGAAAGCGATCAGAGAAAATGGGACGAAGCGCTTGAAAAAGCGCGTCAGTACGCCGTCAGAAAGCAGCGCGCACTCGTCTCCCCCTTAAGCGCCAATCCCCCTGCCAGTGAGTTTGCAGGGCAGCTCATGCCCTTTCAGTCTCTGGGGCTTGGATTTTTGCTCAATAACAGAAGATGCCTGCTTGCTGATGAAATGGGCCTAGGAAAGACCGTGCAGGCGCTTTCATTTATCGCCGCAACAAACGAATATCCCGCCCTCATCGTATGCCCGCCGCATCTGGCGAGAAACTGGGTTCGCGAGTGCGAGCGGTTTTTAAAGCCGGATGGATCCCTCCGAATCCACGTGTTAAGAGGCCTTAAGCCCTATCCCCTGCCGGAAGCGGATATCTATATCGTTCATTATCTCCTCCTTCGCGGTTGGAAGGAAGAGCTTCCTGAATATCATTTTAGCTCCATTATCTTTGACGAAATTCAGGAGCTTCGTCATTCCGGCACGGAAAAGTACTCCGCCGCTTCCCTTTTGTCCGATTCATCCGACAACGTCATAGGCTTATCCGGCACGCCCATTTACAACAACGGCGGCGAAATCTGGAACGTGATCAACATCCTCGACTTTCATTTTCTGGGCGATTATGAATCGTTCTCACGCGAATGGTGCTACGGCTACGGAAATCAGATTGTGCAAAAGCCGGAGCTTTTAGGCGAACACTTAAAGCGCGAGGGCATGCTTTTAAGGCGCTTAAAAAGCGAGGTTTTAAAGGAGCTTCCGCCCAAACGGCGATTGGTACAGGAAATCGACTGGGACGACAAGGTGTATAAAGAGCTCATGCGCCCGGTGGCAAGTCAGCTAATCGCCCTTGAAAACGCGGACTCCGCCTCTGCGCGCGCGCTGATCGAAGATCAGATTTCCCAGACTCAAAGGCAGGCAACGGGCGTAGCCAAAGCGCCGTATGTGGCGGCGTTTGTGAAAATGCTCGTTGAAAACGGCGAAAAGGTTCTCCTCATGGCGCACCACCACGCCGTTATGGATATCTATAAAAAGGAATTAAAACCTTTAAAGCCCGTCTTCATCACAGGCCGCGAAACAGACACCAAAAAAGACGCAGCAGTGCGTGCCTTTATGAACGAGGACACCGACCTTTGCGTAATTTCATTAAGAAGCGCAAGCGGCTTGAACCTCCAAAGGGCTACCTGCGTGGTCTTTGGCGAGCTCGACTGGTCGCCTGCGGTTCATTCCCAGGCCGAAGACCGCGCTCACAGAATCGGTCAGACGGATTCGCTCCTGTGCTATTACCTTGTCTCCCCGCGCGGCTCCGACAGCGACATGCAGGACGCGCTGGGCCTCAAGGTCAGCCAGTTCGTGCAATTGATGGGCGACAGAGTTCCCGACAGAGAACAGGAGTTTTTGATGCAGTCGGAGGCAAGAGAGCGAATTAAGAAAATGGTTGAGCGGATAAAAAGCGAGACCGGAACACAGGCGTAAGTCAAGAAACTTTTTCATAAAAGCCTCTGCAGATTTTATCAATCCGCAGAGGCTTTTTACCTACACTATCGCTTTTCCGCTCATTTCATCGATTTTCCTTTGCATTTCAAATACAACGCTTTCTTCCTTCATGCCCCATTCGTTTTTCAGGTTATCGAGTATTCTCCTGTAGGTTTCCGCCGCTTTCTGATATTCCGCCCGGATTTCGTAAATCATCGCAATTGCTTCAAGCGGGTCTGTAAAGCGCGGTTTACTGTTTTCTTCATAAGCGTAATATGCTTCGTAATACTTAATCGCTTTATCATACTCCGCTTTTTTCGCATAATACTGTGCGGCTTCAAAAAGGATGTCGCCCTCTCCCTTGAATTTTAAAAGCGCATTTTCCATAATGGCGTCGGCTTTTTTCTCATCATGCTCCGCAAGCGCAATCATTGCATCGTATACATCCGTCATACAGGGATTGATACACTTCATTTTGCGGAAAACATCCAAGTATTCTTTGGCCTCTTTCGTTCTCGAATCCGCAATGAGGTTATCAATCAGATAATAATACGGAAGCGATGTTTTGTTTTCGCCTGTATCCTTTTCAATCACGCTTTTATAAAAATCAATGATTCCCGCGTGATTGGATACATTCCAGTCCCAGGGCTGACTGCCCTGCGCCTTTTGAAGAATCCACTGGCATTCCTTTTTATCCGGCGCCAACAGAATCGCTTCGCGCGCATATTTTGCGGCTCTCTTCGAATCTGCTTCCATCCGATGATGGTATAAACGCGCAAGCAAACTTAAAATTTTATGTTTTTCAGGGTATTTTTCCAGTTGATCAAGAAGGTACTCCCTGTACTCCCTGAATACATCGTTTTCAAATTCTTCTTCAACTTGCATGCGGTTTTCGATTCTTCTCAGCTTCTGCTCCACAGTAAGATCAAATAGTTCGTCAATGGAAATGCCAAATACCTCGGCCAGATGTGGAAGCAACGCAATATCCGGCATGGTAACTCCGTTTTCCCATTTCGAAACCGCCTGAGCGCTCACGCTCAGTTTTTCCGCCAACTGTTCCTGCGTAAGAGACGATCTGTATCTCAATTGCCTGATTTTGTTTCCAATATCCATAATTCCCTCCGAATCAGTTGATACATCAATTATAGAGGCGAAAGATCCAAATATCAATGACGCATCTTTCTACGCGCTTATACCATGGGTTTAAGAAGGATTACCGCAATAAAGTGAAGCGTCCACGATCCTCATGCTTCAGGCGCTTTATTCATAGAAAAAAGGCAGATCCTGAAAAATCAGAATCTGCCTTTTTTCGCTGAGGCATACGCATTCAAATTCGAACCCTTTTCTTCTGGATTGGGGTTAAGGGCTTCGTTTAGGGATTCGAAGGTTACTGGTTTGTTGTTCTTTATGTTGTAGAATATGATGACCCTATCGTCGTATAGGTATATGCTGTTTATGAAGGTGTCGATGATGTTTCTTTGGAATTCTGGGTTAGTGAGATCTCCTGCGCAGAATGAGCGGAGCCATGCGCATACTTCGTCTTCGGTAAAGCGGATGTCATTTGCAATTCTGAATTTGGTCAGGTCGTTTTCCAAGGAGGCCTTTTGCTGTTCGAGGATTTCCATTTTTTCATAGATTCGCTTATGCGCACTTTTCGGAGCTTCTATCAAAGCGTCGACCAGCTTATTTAGCTCGTAATCCAACTGCTTGATTTGCTTTTCGCACTCCGTAATTTTCTTCCCTGAGAACTCTTTTTCGTACTCCGCGACAACGGCTTTGGCAATCTCGCGCGTTCTGGCTGGCTCCAGAACATATTTTATTGTGTGCTCAATAACGTATTGCTCGAGTGCTTCCTTTTTCTCGTTTCTTTTGTTGCATGCATGAGTCTTTTTCTTGGTAGCGCAGGCATAATAATAGTGCTTGTCTCCATGTCTGCCGGTTCCGCTCTCACCTACCATATGGGATCCGCAATGACCGCAGAAGGCTTTACCTTGAAGAAGATATTCGACTTTTGCTTTATTAGCTGCCGGAGTACGCGCATTTGCTTTCAGACGAATCTGGACTTGATCAAACGTATCTTTATCAATTAAAGGTTCAGCTACGCCTTCCACAATCATATCTCCGTATAATAGTTTTCCGAGATACGTTTCATTTGAAAGTGCACGCGTAAATGTATTGTAGGTCAGCTCGCCGCCTCGCGTGGTACGCACACCGCGCTCTTTAAGATCATCTATGATCACTTTCATTGACACACCAGATGCATATTGCTTAAATACATATTGGATCACAGGTGCAGTCTTTTCGCTTGCGACGAGTTTGCCTTCGTTTACTTTATAACCATATGGGATATTACCGCCGCACCAACGCCCTTTTGCGATCGTTTCCCTCTGGCCGCGTTTGATCTTTTTTCTAAGGTCGAGCGAATAATATTCAGCGGAAGCCTCCAGGAGAGCTTCAAGGAGAATGGATTCGTCGCCCTCTCCGACGTTCTCCATTGCGGAAATAACACGAATACCATGCTGTTTCAGTTTGTGCTTATAAAACGCTGAGTCATAGCGGTTTCTGGCAAAACGATCCAGCTTCCAGACGATAATGCGATCGAATTGTTTTTTGGACGCATCAGTAATCATACGCTGAAAATCAGGACGATCATCAGTCGTGCCGGACAAAGCACGATCTATGTATTCGCCGACGATGTTGATGTCGTACCGCTTTGCATATTCATAGCAATCATGGAGCTGGCCTTCAATAGACTGCTCCGTCTGGTTGTGGGATGAGTAGCGGGCATAAATCACGGCGTTCATAAATTACTTCCTGCAAATATGCTTTATTTATGTGCCCTCTTATATAACAATATATATGCAAAAGAGGACGAGTGGTGTTGGCCGATTTTGCGAATCGCCTTGGCGTATGCCAGGGCGGTTTTGTTTTAAGCGATAAACCATCCTGAAGATCCATTAAAGTTTTTTGTCTTTTTGGCATACATAATGGGTTTTCCGTCAACTACAAGCTCTCTTAATATCGGGTCATTGTTTGGCGTACTTTCAATCCAGAGACACCCGCCCATATTTCGCTTATCTACCCAACATATTCCTGTTTTGTCGAGAAAAGCAATTAGCGATTCGGTTGTTGAAGGCATCTTTTGTGCTTCGTGATCGGAAGAAACGCTTGACCACTCCTGTTTAATGAGAGGATGCGCGGACATAGATGCCCGATATTGAGCAGCTTCCGCCGTTTCCTCCCATCTGACAGATAATCCCATTTCGCTTATCTTTGATTGGATATCCCTTAATGAGACACGATAAAACTCTCTGCCCTGCAATGCAGCGGTGTTGATTTTATTAGACTTGAAATACTCGTGCAATTCATATTCCAATTTGGGTGCATCTGTAGTATTGATAAACGCATGTACGTCAAACGGAAACGGGACGGAAGCACTGCTGAGTTCTTCGATTCGCTCCTGTGGATCCGCGCGCCGTGTCATGCCAATCTTGTAAACGTTTTCGCCGAATGAGCCTATATTAGATATGACGTAAACGGTACCCTGCTTTGTCAACTGTGCATTCGAAATAGTGCGCCTACTTGCTTCGAGCTGCGCTTCAAGGTCTGCAATTCGGTGTTCCAATGCCGCTTTTTCGCTTGCGTGGGCTGCCTCTAATTTCTTTTTCTGGAGATTGAGTTCGCGCAGAATGCGAATCTCTTCTACGGATTGTTGAGTTTCAAGTTGCCGGATTGCCTTCTCGTCCTCGCGGCGAAGGCGTTTATATTCTTCAAGCTGCAGCTTAATACGGAAAAGATTCAGATGTGCTTCGAGATAATCATGTGAAAGTGAAGCGTGGAAAACGGAAGCTCCGCGTATGTTGATCAAATAAAAGGCAAGTTTCAGATACTGAAGACGCTGTGCTTCCGCTTTTGTAGAAAAATGTGTATACCGCCATGCATATCCGTCAAATGCATCCAGAAGTAATGCGGCGACTTCGGGTACAAAGGGGTGATTTTGCTCAAAAATAACTGCTTTATTCTCGGAAACCAGTGCACGAATTCGATTCTCCGCTTCGGAAATAAGCGTTGCGTAATCTGCATTCTCAGAATGATAGACGCCCCATCCGACTTTGCTGATTTCCTTTTCGGCTGATTCTGACAGATATTTTCCAGAAGACACCAGAAGAAGCTGCCGAAGCTCTTTCATTTCTTCCAACATTTCAGGTGCGGCTTTCCATTGCTCAGAAAACGCAACCGCGGCTTGACAATCATCATATTTTTTCTGAATAGCATCCAATTTTTTACTTAGCTGCTCGGATTCATAATTCCATTTGCTTCTTTCTGTTTCCCTCATTTCTTTCATAAAAGCATATTTTTTATGCCAAACAAGAAAGAGCGCCCATCCAACAAGCGCTATCAGGACAAGAACAATGCACAATTCATTCATATAACCCCACCTTTCTTTGAAGCCTTTGCACAAAGTCGAGTGTTGCATCAGGGATCGTATTGGATGAACGATTCACTTCAGAAAACATTGAGCGGAGGCGATCATAGAATATATTCAGCGGCATGGGAGAAAGCGCCTCATAGCATATGGAATCAAATCGAGTTTGTATATACCGATTTAAAATCGCGGAATTCGTTTGCAAAAGCGTATCTTTCACAAACGTATAGCGCTTAATATTTGAAGTATCTAGCAATTCGAATTCGATAGTAATAAAATCTGTTCTCGCCTTTGATAAACTAGCATTCAATGATGAAATAGAAGAAGGAGCAGATATTTTTTCGAATAAAAAATTGATTGTATTATTCGACGCAGCTGCTCGTTTTTCGAGTTCTCGCGCTTCTTTCTCTTTTTGCCGTATAATCGCTTTTTGTTCTTCACGAAGAAGACGTTCCTGCCTCTCACGTTCTCTTTTTATGGCCTTTTCCTCTTCGCGTTGAAGTCGTAACTGCTCTTTCGCTATCAACTTTTGTTTCTCTTCTTTGGCCTTATTTGCTGAAAGGATAATCTCGTATAAAAGCGGAAGCATGAAGAAGACAGCTGCTGGCAAGAAGATCCAAAACATTATAATTTCACTCTCCGAGATGAAATATTATCTTGCTAATTCTTTACATTTTTGTTACTATATTGTTGCGCATAATATAGCAGGTCGATCTGTGGAAAAGAGGTTAATATGAACAGTTGTTCTGATAGAAGGCTCACACAAGAGGAGGCCTATGCCCTTATTCTTGGATTGACCGACAATGAAAAGTTCACTCTTTACGAGATGCTTTTAGGCCTGCGACGAAATCTCGCACCCGCTGAACCTCCGAGGGAGACAGATCTACAAGAAGATTGACCAACTCATTATCCAGCCCATCGTCTTTGACGGTGGGCTTTTGTGTTTGTTCAGACATTCTGACCTCTGTTCTTCCCAGAAGATAATCAATACTAACATTGAAATATTCTGCTATTCTCTGTTTGACATCATCTGACGGTATAATCCTACTTTTTCCCTCATATTTGCCGACGGAAGAACGCTCTACTCGAATTATCTGCGCGAGTTCTACTTGCGTTATTCCTTTCTCTTTGCGTAATTGTTTGAGTCTCTCAGCGAACATTTATCTTCACCTCATTCACATTATAGTGAAATCTATTCACATTTACAATAGAATTTATCAGATGTGAATAAATTTCAGAAAGTGCCTTGACATTCTGATTAGTATTCAGTATAATGTGAATGTATTTCAGATTTCGATATCACCTAAATAATAAAGGCAATACGATTATGGATAAACCTTCTTTATCACCCGGACGGGAGGGACGAGAAGAAGTTCTCAACGTGATAAACATCATTATCTCAACTCCTTTTCAACCCATTTATTATACGTGAAAAGGATTCACAAAAGCAATACGGATCATTAAGGAGTGAAAACATGAGTCAACTTGCCGATCTTCGCATCAGAGCGAATCTCACCCAAGAGAAAGTCGCAAGCGAATTGTCGATTGACCGATCTACTGTAGCAAAGTGGGAAACGGGCATTGCTTCTCCTAAAGTAGGGAAACTGGCTCCGTTATCCGTCCTTTATGGCTGCAGTATCGACGAATTATATCGAAGCATTGAAAGTACAAAGGCGGTGTGATTATGGCGAAACAGGAAAGATATATCCAGGTTGGCGTAACTGCGCTGCGCGATCCGGCGACCGGGGACTTTTTGCCTGCTATTCCTCTTTTTGTACGCGCTGAAGACGTAAATGAAGAGGAAGAAAAGAAGCTTGCGACGGATATCGGCAAGCTTCTGGCTGCAAAGATGCGCAAGTATAAGGAGAGCTGCGAGAAAGCAGGCGTGAGGATTTAGGGAGGAAAGACATGGCGAAGATATTTTACTTCTCGGATCCTGAGCAGCTTAAGGAAATTGAAGCGTTTGCGAAGGAGGGCAGCGTTTTGAATGTTGCCCGGGTTTGGAGCGCAGCGAAACGAAAAAGCGAGAAAACGGCCTGGGACGGCAAGATTGGCATTTCGTTTTCCACTGAAAACAGGCAGCGGAAGGCCTGCGTCTTTCGCTGTGGCTTGAGCGGCGAACGCAATGTGATTGCGCTTGTTAAGTATGCGCCTGCGCTTAAATGGTGCTTAGAGCATGATTGCACTTGCGAATAAAAAGCGGGAGTAAGAAAACTTGATGCGTGCGGTACTGGTGCAAACGGCAGCACGCCCGATTCTTTTTCATCCTTTTCTTTAGGGAAATGCCGGTTCGAATCCGGCGTACCGATATGTTTAGAATTCAATATCAATAGGCGCAATGCGCGGTATTGATGCAGTTGGAAGCATGCTTGGATTTCTTCATCTCCTTCTCCGAGATACACCGGTTCGACTCCGGTATACCGCCCCTCTTCCACACTCCAAGAAAAGATGATGGCAGCCCGGAAAGACGGGCATTCCATGAGACAGCCAAAGGATGGCGCAAAGATGGTCTGTGTATATACGCAGAATATGCGAGAGGGTTCAAATCCCTCCTGTCTCTCCAATTCTCCGTGGACACCTATAGCTGGAGCTATGGCAATGTGAAGCGCAGTTCGATTCTGCAAGGACAAAGGTTCGATTCCAATGACCGATGGTTCAATATCATTGCCTATGAAAGGAATAGTCGGATGGGTTAGGAAGTCCTGAACGATACCCCTCAAACGGCTCTGTGCAATTGCGGTTGCGACAGCCAATCAAGAGGCCGCTCTCTCTGTCTGGCAGCCCGGAAATACGGGCATTTATGCAGGTGTAGCTCAGATGGCAAGAGCCTTGGGACGCTGGTTCGAATCCAGCCGCCTGCGCAACGGCTTTTACGGTTTAAGCATGTTCCCTGTTTGCGTGGGGGCCGTTATGCCTGGAATGACAGGCAACGAAAAACCGTCTGTAAACAACGGTCTTTGAGGCTTCGACAAACGACTTGCCGATGCAAGGCGGGACAGTAAGCCTTACGATCCCGTGGGCATCGGTTAAGGCCGCACGGTGGCAATGCGGAAGCGAGCAACGCATGACACCCCGGACAGACGGGGACGCTTTTATTGAAAGAGGGTGTTTATTTTCATCCTGCCGATAAACATAAACAGGCATTCTATCAGCTTCGTTTTCGGAAAACGGAGGTGTAAAAATGCCTGATAAAGACTTTCCTTTTTCAACCGTTAGGATCACGCCACCTATAGACGGCACATGCAAAATCTGCGCTTCTAAGCATCCGGCAGAGTTTCCGCATAACCGATTCAGTCTTTACTACATGATGCGGTTTCGAAGGGAACACGGCCGATTACCGACTGCAGAAGACGCAATGAAGCATTGCGGAGAGGAAACACGGCGCATGATCCATTATGTGCTGACAGGCGAAGATGCCCAATAGCAGCTGGATTGAAGTGGAGACGCGTAAGCCAACTATGGAAGACGCTGATTTTCATGGATGCGTTCTAGCATGGCATGTGTGGCAAGGTGTTATGATCGTGCAGCACACACTCATCGGAAAGAATAGTTTTTACACACACTGGATGACGCCGCCCGAGCCGCCGAAGGACTATAAGCGGATCCGTGATGCATGGAACATAAAAACGAACACTTAGACGGTTGAAAAAAGAACCGCGGCCATTGGAGCTGGCAGCGGTTCGAAACGAGAAGTTTTTGCAATTGCGGGCAATACCTTCCATTTGCATTATAGCACAACGCGGGAGATATTGCAAGCATAAGGCCAGCTCATTCTGATTTTCGGATAATCAAAGAAACGGGAGGTTTTTTATGAACGAAATTGCAATGAGGGATGACGGTCGAATCAGCGTGCTTGAAGGATTGGCTTTGGAAGCAAGGTTATATTCAGAAGCCATCGCGACCAACATGCTTCAGCTCGGGCGCGTATTGATCGACGCCAAAAAGCTTGTGAAACACGGAGAATGGTCCGAATGGGTAAGACTGAATGCGCACATGAGCGAAACGACGGCCCAATACATGATGCGCAGCTTTGAAAGATTCGGCCAGACACCAGAAGTGGCTGCACTTGAAAAGAGCAAGATCTTTAAGATGCTTTCCCTTCCTTCGGGAACCGAACAGACCTTTATCGAAGAAAACGACATAACGAACATGACGGCTCGCGAGGTTGAAAATGCGGTAAGGAAAGTAAAAGAAGAATATGAAGCTAAGATCAAGAGCGAGCAGCAAATGCGCATGAAAGCAGAGGCGAAAGCTGAAGAGCTTGCCTCAAAGCCGCCCGAGATCCCCGACAATGTCCTTGATAGTATACGCGTCAAAGATCAGGAAATAGAGAAATACAGACAAGAATGCGCCCGTATTGCCGAAGAGGCAAAAGAACTGCTAAGTGAGCGAGAACGGCTGTATCGGGATCTGAGGGAATCTGAAAGTCTAATTGAGGAGCAGCAGCAGGAATATGACCGGGTGCAGACAGAGCTGTTGAACGCACAGAGCATGGCTGCGAAGGGCGATGCAGAGCGAACGGTAACAGACGAATTGACAGCAGCGGACTTTGCAAGGGCTGTCGGACAATTTATCGGGATTGTATCTCGCATACCGCATATGGGAAGGAAGTTTACTACAATGGCATTTTCTGAGCGCGAAGACTTTGACGCTTCCCTTAAAGTAATAGAAAAATGGGCTGCCGGAGCAAGAAAGGCGATCAACACAGTTGAAGTGCGCATGGAAGGAATGATCATCAATGCCGAATGAGCTGATGGAGAAAGAAACCAACTTAATTCCCGATAATGGCGACGGAAACGCCGCCATTGGGCAGATGATACGCGAGATCCTCTCCCCTGTGCTTGAAGCAATGACCCACTTTATGCGGAATAACACCGAGGCATTGGATCGGCTGGCGGCTGCGCAGAAGATCCAGACGGATCGAATGGAAGCGCTCGAAAAACAGATCCGGCTGAATACGCCGATTACAAAACAGCAGGAGAAGTATCTTGCGGATGCTATCCGCACAAAGTCGCGCGAGCTGCTTAGTAAACGCCGAATTGAGGATGACAAAGCCATACGGAAGCTGAGCGGCGCAATTCGAAAAAGCGTGTTCGCCAGATACGGTATTTCCTCGATGCGTGAAATTCCAAAACATGAATATCAGGTAGCTATGTCTCAAATCAGCATATGGAACGACTTGATGTGCATCAGGGATGCAGTAAAGGAGGCGCGTGGGCGTGAAGAGACTCAAAAAAACAATATGGATCAAACTAAACCAACTGCGAGTTACGATGGTTCATAAACGGGCGCCTATTAAGAAAATCAACGCGGTCAGCAGATTATGCGTGTATCTGGAGATGCGGCGCATATGATCGACTTTCGTAACGAAGATTGCATGATCGGCATGGCGCGCTATCCCGACAAATATTTTGATTTGGCTATCGTTGATCCACCCTACTATAGCGGCCCGGAGCGAAGAAATTACTATGGCCAAAAAGTCAGCAAAACGGGTGTATTCAGATCTTACAATCCCTCTACGCGGCAATGGACTGTACCTGATAAAACTTACTTTAACGAGCTGATACGCGTGAGCAAGCACTATATCATATGGGGATGTAACTACTTCGACTATCCGTTTCAATGCGGCCGAATCATATGGGATAAATGCAACGGCAAATCGACCTTCAGCGATGCGGAGATCGCAGCAACGGATCTTAGCAGAACCGTTCGATTGTTTCCGTTTATGTGGAACGGAATGATGCAAGGTAAAAGTATAGAAGAAGGCCGCGTTGCCCAAGGAAACAAAAAGCTGAATGAAATCCGAATTCATCCAACACAGAAACCTGTCGCTCTTTATGAATGGCTACTCACCAAATTTGCAGAGCCCGGATGGCGGATTATTGATACGCATGTTGGCAGCGGCTCAAGCCTGATCGCCTGTAGTCGAATGGGTTATGAAGCTACCGGATTCGAAATCGACATTCAGTATTATTTGAGCGCGGCAAAGCGGATTGAAGAGGACGAGCGCAACAATTCGACAAACCAAATTGATGGACAGATCAGCATATGGGATTATGAAGAAATTATATGACGGCTCTGTAACAAAGGTGAGAGCAACAATCTATGATGAATGGGATCAATGGAAATTTACAGGAGGATTGAATGTGGCGTTTTTAAACATCTATCAAAAATACGCGCAGCGAACGAGCCCGGATGGACATGATCGAATCTTGAATGGACTATTGGGTTTGATTGGTGAAAGCGGAGAAATTGTGGATCTGATCAAGAAATATAAGTTTCAGAGTACAAAAGGAACACCGCTACCCAAAGAAAGGCTGATTGAGGAAATCGGCGATGTAATGTGGTATCTTGCTGAATTAGCGACTGGGCTTCGAAAAGAACTGAGCGGTCTGGTAGAAAAAAAGCCCATATACAGTCTATTTGATCCTTTCGTGTATGGTATGGGTAAAAGCGTTGAAACAGCGGCCGCACTGACGGCGCATTTTGCCGGCAAATGCTTTATTTCGATCAATTTTGAAGAGAACGCGATGATCCTTCAAGCTAGCTTATACGATACATATTGCTCGCTTAAGCTGCTTTGCGAGTTGATCGGAACCACAATCGAATATGCGGGAAAAGTGAATATCGATAAGCTGAAAGAACGTTACCCGGACGGATTTGACGCTGAAAAAAGCATGAACCGCCCGGAATACGCGAAAAGCGAACAGGAAAGCGAGCATCTATTCATCAGACGCAATAAAATCACTTGATATCGATGGGAAGGGAAGAAAATGTGCAAGGTGAATTTTATCAGCGAATTCAATTCCTTTATGCGATTTGCCCGCAATAATAGTCTATCCCTGCGCGAGCGTATGCTCTGGATCGCTTTGTTTTATGTCGCCAATGACCGGGCGACCTATAACGAGCAGAGCCAGGAATACGAGTGGCCGGATGACTACATTCAGGTATCGAATGGGGAAATGAATTTGTACTGCTGCCTTGACAAGCGAGCAATTGAAACCACGCGAAATGCGCTCAAGCAGCGCGGATTGATCGACTTTAAGCCGGGACACAGAAACAACAGAAACCCGGCATATCGGCTTAATTATCTATCAGCTGAAGAAGTTAGGAGCAAAAAAGCGCCCAATCATGCACCCAACGACGTACCCAACTGTATACCCAATCATGCACCCAACGACGTGCCCAACGACATACCCAATCATGCTCCCAGCAATGTCCCCAACACATCTTTTTTGGGTACAATTTTGCCCCCAACAATAACCCCATATTCTAGATTAAATAATATAAAAGAGAATCAGGGGGAAGGTAAAGAAAGGTCAAACGAAAGTCAGCCTATTTCTGTACAGAACACCGGGACTTATTTTCGGCAAGAGGAAAATGGACTTTTGAGCATCATTCCAGATGGGGCATTCGCCAATGACGGCGTGAGCGGCTTTGTGACCCTTCCCCGAAGGGGGGTCGGGACATGACACAGCAGGAAGTGAATCAGCTGCTTTTGCTGATGAAAGCGAATTATGCGTATGCATTTAAGGGCATGAGTCAGGAGGAGAAGTATTTGCTTTTGAACACCTGGACGCTTACCCTCGAGGACATCGATGCAAACATTGTGATGATTGCCGTGATGAAACTGATTTCAAAATCGAAATGGATGCCGACGGTTGCAGAGATTCGTGAGGCATGCAGCAATATTTACTACGACGCTGTGTTTGAGCTTGAGCAGCTCAAATTCATTTCAAGCTGGGATCCGAACTCGCAAAAAAATCTGAAACAAAGAGAGGATCTTCGAAAGCTGATCGGCGCGACAGAACATTTGCGCAAATTTGATGGAGCGGAAATCCCTCTTATGCGATTGATTGAGCGGCCTGTAATCGCAGGGAACAATTCCAGGGAAGGGACTTTTTCCATGCTCAGTGAAGCCGAATATGCCTATCAAGCAGAACGGGAGGACAGAGGATGAATGATGTAACCCTGATCGGGCATCTGGCAACAGATCCAGAGCTTATCTCAATACAAAGCGGAAGGGGCAAGTGCACCTTTCGACTGGCAACAGAACGAGAGTATATCGATTCGCACACTGGCAAACGGGAAGCGGACTTTCACAATATCGTTGTTTGGGGACAGCTGGCATCACTGTGCACCAGGTTTCTGAATAAAGGCCGACAATGCGCCGTTAAGGGCAGCATACAGTATCGCAGCTACAATGCGCAGGATGGAAGTAAAAGATATATTACAGAGATCCTGGCAAACAAGGTGTTTTTCCTCGGAGCGAAAAAAAGCAGCGAAGCCGTGCCGCCGCCAACAGAAAACGATATGCCGTATGGTTACTCCGAAATGAACAATTGCGAAGTTCCATTCTGACAAGGAGGTGGAAAACCATGATGGAATTTAACTGTTCATTTCAGCGTAGAGCGCGAAAAAATTATGTTTGCGATTTCTGCGGAGAAGCGATTATACCAGGAAATGAGTACATAAAAATCACGACCAAGACCTCGGAAGGCTTCTCTCGCGACCTCTACCATATCCACTGCGATGCGATCATAAACGATTACATAACCGATTCCGCTTATGACGGCTACTTTGATACGGAAGAAATCAAGGAACAGTACATGAAGAAGGCCTGCAGCGGATGCATCCGACGCGGCGAGTATGACGATGGATGCAAAATTGATCCTGTTTCCTGCCCGGAAGCTGCTAAAAGGGCGCTGCACCCCACCGTACTTTCAGCTGTGATCCAATCGATCGATAACGCAAAACGAGGTTAAGGGCATGAAAGATTTTATGATCGAAAAACGCGAAGCGCTTGGACTTACGGTTTGCGAAATGGCAGGAAAATGCCTCTGCTCGCGGACGCTTCTCGAAATGCTTGAAGAAAGCGACCGACACATTACGCATCCGCACATAGCGGCCAGGATTGCCAAGGCATATGGATTAAGTGTGGATGAATATAACCGGCTTGTGAGCGCAAAGCACAGGACGAACAAGCTGCCCAAAGCCAAGAAGCCGCCGACCGAAAGCAACCTGAGCGTTGCATTTATCGGAAAATATGAGAATCCCTATCGCAAGTACCAGAAGGAAGCCTCCGATCCATAATTCCAAGAGCGATACTGAATGGGAAGGAACGCGAACTACCACTCAAAATGGAGGAAATCTATGGAATACTCTCTCATAAACCCCAGTGATCCGTACACCTTTATCGCAGCGGACAAAGAGATAGCTGCTCTCGTTGTAGCGATCATCAATCCTGCTTACGGTGGCGAAACGGAAGATCATAATGAAGAAATGCGAATCCCCATTTTTATCTTTGGCGGATTTGAAGAATGGTATCAAGATGAATTTGGCCGTGCGCCGAAAGATGGACTGATCGAAAGGAAAGCCGATGTTGCACAAGCCCTTGATTCTTTTATGTTGGGCGGTTTTCGCGATAGGACGCGATATACTGCTGCGCTGGAAGCGATTGACGATCCTGAAAAGCGCAAAGCTTTTATTGAGAAATGGAATGATGGCCGAACAAGTTTAAATAATATAAGCAGTTTTGCACATTCATTGAGTGAACAGATGCGAGGATAGAAAACAAAACCGCGAACGTTTGCGGTTTTCAGGAGATGACGAAGTGCTAAAGCGGATAGAGAACGGGAAAGAGATCGTGGTAAACAACCGGGATATCATTGTGCTTCAGAGAGTCTTTTTTGCAATGCAGGATGTGTGCGCGCTGGAGCAGAAATACCAGTGGGAAGAAGACAGGCTGTTTCATATCACTGCGCATTTGTCCCCTGCTGCCGGTGGCGGCGCGCGCAAGGGGCACGATGACGGCGTATTGGACGGGATGGAGAAGAAGGATGAGTACTTTAAAAGCGCCGAAAAATACAAAAATGAGCTTAAGGAAGCAGAAGATATCATCAACTCGATTGAGAACAAGAACATGCGCACATTTGTTGTGTTGATGTATGTATTTATGATGAACGGCGAGGAAGTAAGAAAACGACTGAACATGACGCAATACAGCTTTCAACAGGCGCGAAAGGCCATTGAGGATGCGGAAAACATGCAAAAAGCCGTTTGGCACGACCGATATATGCTGAAAAATGGCACAGAATAAATTTATCCAAAACACTTGATTCAAAGGGCTTGACATGCTATAATGCTATCATCACAAGAAGTAGGTAAACGGAAATCGGCACAAGAGCGTCGGTTTCCGTTTTTTATGCCTGGGAAGGGGGCGCATGTGGCGAAGAGAAATGTCTACCTTGAAGTTGACGCATCAGAAGCAGTGACGCTGATTAATGATATTCGCGGACTGTACAGTGAAAGCGAATTTAAACGGCTGCTCCGAGCAGCAGTAAGCCGAACAGCAAGCCACACGCGCACCCAGCTTGGAAAGATCATACCGAAAGAATATCATGTATCGGCGAAGGATGTAAAAAAGAGCGTTGGCTCCCCCACCTTGAACACAGCCGGAAATACGGTTTCTTGCTGCATCCCCCTTAGCGGAAGGCGCGGATCGATTGGCGGCACATATAAAGCTACGGGCGGCAAACCCGGCTGGAAAGGCATTGTGCCCGGAAAACGATACACTGTCACTGCAAAAATCGTCAAGGCGAAAAGAAGCAAGCTGCCAAGTTCTATGGATAACTATGCAGGAGAAGCGCCATTTCGAAACCTATCGGCAGCGAAGCTTAATAAAGTGGCTTTTACACGCGAAGGGAACGACAGGGACGCGCCGATCAGCAAGATTGTAGGTATCGCGATTCCACAGATGCCGCTAAACCGGTCGGAGGACGAGATTAGGAAATCTATCGCAGATAAGCTATATGAACGCGTTGAACATGAGCACTATGTGCGCATTAACAAGATTGCGAGATAAACATGAGCGCAGCATTGACAAAAAAAGAGCTTGCAAACATTGCAGGCTACACATACAGGCGGCTTTATGATATTGACAGGGATCTGCCGGAAGATCAGAAGCTGTTTGTGGAAAGCGAGGGCGGTAAATACGACCTCGCTATTTTTGTGCAAAGATGGGTTGATTACAACGTAGCGAACGAAAAAGGCGAAGCGAAAAGTCTAGATGACGCGAAGACGGCTCACGAGATCATCAAAACACGCAAAACAGAACTGGAAGTTGCAAAGCTCGAAGGCCAGCTTGTGGACGTGAATGAAGTCAAACAGCTTTGGGGCGGCATAGCATCGACTGTCATGCAGAACATGATGCGCTTGCCCAACAAAATCGCCGTGAAAGTTGCGAATATGGAGAGCGTTCAAACGATACAGGCGATCATTGACAACGAAATCAGGGACGTGCTGATTTCTATTTCTGATACACCTTTGCCCGATGCGGATGAGGCGCATGAAGAGACGAACGAGGCATCGGAAGAGACATAAAGGAGGCGGGTTCGATAACGCTTAATGATCTTATGCGGGACACTTACCGAATGTTTGCCCCGCCAAAGATGCAAACGGTTTCTGAATGGGCGGATGAGAACAGAGTGCTCGTATCTGAAAGCAGCAGCGAACCGGGACCATGGCGAACAGATCGCGCGCCCTATCAAAGGGCGATTATGGATGCGTTTACTGAGCCGGGAATCTGGAAAATTGTGATCATGGCCAGCGCTCAGGCGGGTAAAACGGAATTGGAATTGAACATGATGGGCAGAGCCATTGACGTTGATCCGGGGCCGATGCTGTTCGTTCAGCCAACGGATGGTTTTGCTGAAGACTTTTCGAAAAGGCGTGTTGCACCGATGATCAAGGCGTGCCATGTGCTTTCGCGAAAGGTATATGAGGCCAAGAGCAGAGATGCCGGAAACACCATCGGCATGAAGACCTTTCCCGGCGGCAGCGTGACTTTTACAGGCGCAAACTCCCCTACCGAGCTTGCCGGACGCCCGATCAGATATGTTTTTATGGATGAGATCGACCGTTTTCCAGCATCAGCAGGCACGGAAGGCGATCCGCTGGAGCTGGCCGAGAGAAGAACGGAAACCTTTCGACATAACCGCAAAATCGTCCATACCTCTACGCCGACGATCAAGGGGGCGAGCAAGATCGAGCGAAGCTACAAAACCGGCACGCAGGAAGAATGGCATACCCAATGTCCCCATTGCAACACCTTTAGCTACATTAAGTTTGACGATATTCGCTTTGAAAAGGATGAATACAAGGACGAGAACGGAGACAGGCAGTACCGCGTAAAGCGCGTAAGCTGGCGCTGCCCGTTGTGCCGCGAGGAAACCTTGGAGCATGAGGCAAAGCGCGCGCCTGCCAAATGGGTAAAGATGAATCCGGGCGCAGAGGAAGAAGGAATCCGATCATTCCGCCTGAATGCGTTCATGTCTCCATGGAGCGATTGGAAGGATATTGTTCGTATGTTCCTCAAGGCCAAGGATGACGCGGAATTGCTCAAGGTTTTCCACAATACGATTCTCGGTGAAGCATGGGAAGTGCGCGACCGCACGGGTGCGCCTGAAAAGCTCCATGCGCGCCGCGAACACTACGCCGCTGAAGTCCCGAAAGGCGTGCTTGTGCTGACCATGGGCATTGACACGCAGGACAACCGCCTTGAGTACGAGGTGGTTGGCTGGGGACGCGACGAAGAAAGCTGGGGCATATCGCGCGGAATTATTCCCGGGCGCGCAGACGCGCCGGGTGTATGGGAGGAAATCGACGGCCTGCTTGACCGCGAATGGAAAACAGTAAACGGCATGAAAATGCGCGTGCTGGCAACCTTTATGGACTCCGGCGGTCACTTCACGCAGGACATTTACCGCGAGTGCGCAAAACGGCAGAACCGGCGAATGTGGGCTGTCAAAGGCGAGGGCGGCGAAGGAAAACAATATGTGCGCCCGATGAAGAAAAGCACTAAGGATGTGCGATTCATGATTGGTGTTGATGATGGCAAAGAGGCCATTATATACGCCGCTACGGAGATCACGACGCCGGGGCCGAGATATATGCACTTCCCCACCGATTACCGGCTGGGGTATGACATGGACTACTTTCGCGGGCTTATCAGCGAACGCCAGGTGATCCACAGACGCGGCGGACGGAATACGATTGCATGGGAGAAGGTATTTGAGCGAAACGAACCGCTTGACTGCCGGAACTATGCACGCGCCGCGTTCAAGTATTTCAATTGGAGCTTCGACAAATACGAGAAAATGCTGTATGGCGGCGACCAGGAAATAGAGCCGATCACCCGACAGCAGGCCGAGAAAAAGAAACGCAAGGTTGTTGTCAGCAAAGGAATACAGCTTTAAGGAGGCGATCACATGGCAGCTCATACGCTGGCTGAAGCGCAGGAAATGCTCTCGCTCTGGAAGGAATGCGAGAGGCAGCTTGCAAGCGGACAGGCGAAGCGATACCGGGTAGGCACGCGAGAATTTGAGGCGGTAGACCTCCCCTACATCATCAGCCGGATTAACTACTATGCCAACCAGGTAGCGCAGTTATCCGGTGCAAAGAGAGCGACCCGCGTTGTGCGCGTTGTTCCCAGAGACCTATAAGGCGGTGCAAATATGGCACGGAAAATAGAACCCAATCTGCGCGAGAGAGCGCTTTTTTTGTTTAGCCCCAAGAAGGGCAATGAAGCATTTCTTCGCCGTGTGCGCGAGGAACGCGAGGCGCAGACGAAAAACAGCCCTCAGATGGCAGCGACCGGCTATGGAAACCACGGCGCAAGCACGACGCTTAACAGCATGATCGGCTGGCTGGCCGGAGGCGGTAGTGCGGAGGATGACATTGATCTGCACGGCGCGACATTACGAAAGAGGAGCCGCGACCTGTATTCAGGTGGCGGGCTGGGACGAAGCGGCTGCGCGACGCTGACCACGAACGTAGTAGGCTGGGGCATTCAGCCCAAGCCCAAGATCGACGGTGAAGCGCTGGGCATGACGGACGAAGCCTGCGACGAATGGGAGCGCATCACGCTGCGGGAGTTTAACCTGTGGGCAGAATCGACCATGTGCGACGCGGAGCGGAGCAAGGACTTCTACACCTGCCAGGAGCTTGCTTTCAGGAGCATGCTGGTAAGCGGCGATGTGTTTGTGCTGTTTGGAATGAAGGAGAATCTGCTCATTCCGTAAACGGCATAAAAACCTACGTGGATCTTAATCAGCCAGCGCCTGGGCGCACGGCTGATTTTTTTATCAGCGAATTCGAAAGGAGGAACCGAATGCTTACGAATCTTCAACTGGTCGAGTACATGGAAAAGGTTTTTGCCGCCAAATGGGTGTACTGGTACGGTACGTGCGGATACGAATGCACAGACAGTCTTTTAAAGCGCAAAACCGCGCAGTATCCCTCCCATTACACCGCTGCGCGGGAAAGCGGCTACAAAAAGGACATCAATGACGGGAAAATGTGCTCCGACTGTGTTGGCGTGATTAAGTCGTTTTTCTGGACGGGCGGCGTTTTCGAAGGCAAGAACACCTATGCATCGAACAACTGCCCGGACAGGAGCGCAAACGGCCTTTTCTCGATGTGCACTGAGACCGGCGATATCGCTTCCATGCCTGATATTTACGGCCTTGTGGTTTGGAAAAATGGCCATATCGGCGTATATGTGGGCGATGGAAAGACCATCGAAATGCAGTCGTATATCAACGACTGCGTGATGAAGGATTTAAAAGACGGCACGTGGGAAAAGTGGGGACGGCTGCCGGATACAATGATCGCATATGTCAGCGAGCCGGTCAAGGAATGGAAGCTCGGCGAAAGAGAACTTAAGATCGGCGACGAAGGACAAGATGTAGTTGAACTTCAGGAACACCTTAAGTCGCTGGGCTACGACCTGGGCAGCTTTGGCGAAAACAAGGACGGCATTGACGGCGAATATGGCGAGAAGACGCAGGCGGCGGTTATGATGCTTCAAAATACGCTTGGTCTTGCAGCGAGCGGCGTGTACGATGCGCCCACGCACAAGGCGCTTATTGATCTTAAGGATCCACTTACGCCGCCGATTCAGGAAGACGTGCCGGACGGCGGCAGCGAGCCTGCATATGTATTGATTCTCGAGGGCGAATTAAAGACGCTCAAATGCGTGCAGGAAGCCTACGGCGGCAAACTGTGCGCAGTAGACAGCGTGCTGGTGCTTTGATAGGGGGCGAAAGCGATTAAAGGGTACGTGAAAAAGGCAGTCGAAGAAATCATCGACTGGGCTGTGCCGGTTGCCTGCGCAGGTGCGCTTGTGTTTTTCGGCAAGGTTCCTAAAGAGATCCAGCATTACTGGCCGGTAATCTGCGTGTCGGTCATGGGCATTTACTCGGTTTTTGTGGCGGCCCAGAACCGAAAGCAGATCAGGCGGCTTCGCGAGATCCACGAAGAGGCCGAACGGAAGGAACTTGAAAGAAAGACACGGGATGACAATATCGCAAAGGCTTTCAGAGCGATGCTGGATGATGACATGGGCACGCTGTATGCCAACTGCGTGGCAAAGGGATATACCACGGAAGATGAGCGGCGCAGGTATGACCGGCTAGACAAAGCATATGAAGGTCTTGATGGTAACGGAGAGGCCAAGAGAAGAAAGGAACATTTTTTCGCTATCCCCGACGAAGCGGAATGGAAAGCGAAGATGATAAAAGCACAAAATGGTAGATGAGTGACCTTTCGCCATTCCGTTCGTTCTCCCCCACCTTACGAACCCGCGAAAGAAAGCGGATTTGCATATTTATATTTTTGAAAGGAAGGATACATTATGAAAAAGATTGTGATTTTTATCATGGTTGCCCTGATCGCGGTTTTCACCCTATCCCCCGCGCTTTGCGAAGCGCCCGATGCTCCCCCGCAAGTATTCGCTCCACTTAAGCCTGAAGGGCTTGACAATCTTGAAAACACGGAATCCCCCAATGCCGAGATTGATCTGACTGACATCAAGTGGCTATCTACATATCTCGATGCTGTAATCGTCGGTATCTGTGTTGTGATCGGCGTTCTGATTAAACACTGTACGCCCCTTAACAGTCGATACATCCCCCTGATTGTGGCGTTGGTAGGTCTTATCGTGTCTGTATGGATGCACTGGCAGGATGGCGTTACCCCGCACATGATTTTAGGCGGTCTGTTTTCTGGCCTTGCGTCCACGGGCTTTCACCAAGTGTTTAAACAGATGTTCTTTGAAAATGATACCTAAAACCGCGAACGTTCGCGGTTTTCTTATGCGGCGGGGTAAATCCTCGCCGCCATTATTTTTTGACAAAATCTGTTTGTCATATCATGAAGGAGGGAAAACGCACATGAAAGCGGTTCAGCCGATCCGGGATATGGAGCTGCTTTATAAGTGTTTCGATATAGCCCATGAACACGACAGGAAGCGCAAAACCGACGAAGTGAGCTGGGAGCTGCTGTTGGTCGTCGGTTTCAACACATCCCTGCGCATATCAGATATTCGCCGTTTCCGGGTGCGGGACTTGCGCGGGCAAGATTATGCTGAGATCAAGGCACAAAAGACCGGCAAAGAGGCAAAAATCCTTATCAATCCCCATGCCCGGAGGGATATAAACCGCCTACTGTTGGGTCGCAGAGGCGACGAATACATACTTCAAAGCAGGCAATGCGGGCCGGATCACAAGCCGCGCCCCATCACGCGCCAGCGGGCCTATCAGATCATTAACGAGATTGCCCGCAAGGCCGGTATTAAGGATCATATCGGATGCCATACGCTGCGCAAGACCTTCGGCTATCACTATTACAAGATGACGCAGGACGTGGTGAGCCTGCAAAGGATTCTGTGCCATTCCTCCCGCCGGGAAACGCTGATCTATATTGGCGTGATCCAGGAGGAGATCGACGAGAGCCTTATGAAATTCAACCTGACGAGGAGGCGGTGAGCTATGAAGAAATTATTCGTAAACGACCCGTTTGTAAGGGTCTATGAAGCATTCAAAAGGCTCTATCCCGACAAGGATTGCTTCTGCTTCTGGACAGATGATCTTGAGGACGCGCACGGCGTAACGCTGTTCTCTGATAATCCGCGAATGTCCCCGGAAATATTCATCAGCGCAGATTTGCCGGTGAAACATGCTGTAGAGATACTGGCACATGAGCTGGCGCATGTTGCTGTTGGCGCAGATGCGGATCATGGCGAGGCATGGGAAAATGCGTTTGAGGCGATCCATCAGGAATATTGCAGAGCAACAGGCAAGGGGGAAATGACAGAATGAATCGGGATGCTATGTTTTCTTCTGCGTCCTGCGAGTGGGAAACACCAAAGGAGTTTTTCGACAGACAGGATGCGGTATATCACTTTGATCTTGACGTATGTGCAACGCCTGGTAATGCGAAGTGCGCACGATACTATACCGAGGAGCAGGACGGGCTTGTGCAGCCGTGGACGGGCCGATGCTGGATGAATCCGCCCTATGGCCGCACAATCGGGAAATGGGTACAGAAAGCCTATGAGAGTGTGCGGGGGGGGGTATGCCGATCTCGTTGTCTGTCTGCTGCCAGCACGCACCGATACTGCATGGTGGCATGATTACTGCATGAAGGGTGAAGTGCAGTTTATACGCGGCAGGCTGAAATTTGGGAATGCCAGGAATGCAGCGCCTTTCCCTTCGGCGCTTGTTATATTCAGAAGGGATCATACATGAGGATTGCCGGAGCATAACGCTCCGGCGCTCTTTTTTTATACTCAGAAATGGTCTGGAAGCGTAGCAAAACCGGGATTATAGAATCAAAATGGGATGTTTTTGATTCTATCGCGTGATATAGCGTATCAATAAGCACGAAAATGGAGCTATTTCCTCTCCGGGCGGGCGCTTACTTGTCATAATAAGGCGTGGTAAAACAGAGCCTCCAAAACCATGTCAAAAATCAGGGGCATATAAAGGAAGCGAAATTTTCAAAATACGTTTAACACAATCTCCTATTATGACAAGTAGCGGAACAGGGCGCGAGGGTATAAAAAGAGGCTCCTTCCTTGACGGAAAGAGCCATGATGCGAAATGTTTTGAGGGCGTTACTTGCGATTGTGGATTTCCTCGATCTCGTCAAGGGTAGCACGCTTCACTTCCAGCGCGTCGATGGTTTCCTGCGCATAGCTGGCAATGTCGTGCGCCTGTCCTTCCAGCGCTTTCTCCTGCATGGCGCGGTGCTTTTCGATCTCGGCGGCAATGCCCTTCCGAGCGTAAGACAGAATCTCAAGGTAAGTCATGGGATGCTCCTTTCTGCCATCGTTACCTCCGGGGCGGGATCGAAATGTTATCTCGGCGTATGACCGTGCGCAAGGACATGTTCGCACACCTGGACGCATTCCAGTGCGGAGGACTTGATCCGTGCACAGGTCGAAATGTTTTCAAAGAGTTCTGCCGCCGTACCCGCCATGGAAAGCCTGGTCTTATGCAACTCCGGGAAGTAATGGGCGCTGTACTTCCACACGACGGGCATATACTTCACACGCCCATATCCGCCCTTGCATACTCCGAAGCGATCTTCGAAGAATGTGATGCCGTATTCACGATCTCCGAATGATACGCGGGTGATGGTCTGCTCTGCCATGCACTGCTCCTTCCTGCCGGGTTACGATGCCACCCGGCGGGGCGATCTGAAATGGTTTCGGGGCGTTACTTGTTCTGGATGAAGTCAAATGTTTCTGCACACATGGTCACTACACTGTCGCCTGACACATTGACGTAATACTTGTAGCCGTTGGAACAGGTTACGATCACGTACCAGTCGCCGATAACAAGGGCATGACCGCGATTGTCTGCGGAGAGCTGCGGATAGGCCAGATTGCCATAATACGCCTTGTCCATCACATAGAAGCAACAGCTCATGCTTTTCTCGTGTTGCAAGATCAGGCTCATGTTATCGGCGGCGTTCATGTACGGAAGGTAATTCTGCGGGATCTCAATACAGGGTTTCCCGGGCTTTTCGTCATCGGGCTTTGCGGGGAAAACAGTCAAGATGCGTGCATCAGGCTTGTACATCCTAAACCATGCCATGACAGCCATTTCGTTGTCGGCGATAGCGATATTGGACTGCGAAACCTCGTTACGAACGAATGATACATTGTACTTCATGGGATTTCCTTTCTGCCGCCCTATTGTGATGCCGGGGCGGCGCGGCCATGATCGGGTGAAATGGTTGCAGGGCGTTATGCTTCGGCGAATGAAACGACATAGCCGCCATCGGCGATCTCGTCCAACTCCATGAGGGCGCGTCGTTCATCCGGCGCATCAACGCAGACGTTGAATGTCAGGCCGGAATAAACGATGGTTGCGGAGAATTTCTTGCGCTGGGGAAAGATGGTGGCAATGATGCGTCGGGCGATGTTTTTCAT